AAGGAACTTACCAAAGAATAAGTAAAGATATGTCAACGGTCTCGTAACCCCAAAAAATCAAAAAAACAAAAAAATAAAAAAAATATAAAAAAAAAAAAAAAAAAAAAATATATATAGATTAAAATAAATTTCTAAGTAAATATTAAATCAATTAATTAATGATAGAAAATAAAAATTGTATTTCGCTTAACCATAAATGTAGCATTAATCTTGAAACTATTTGCCAAAATACAAATAAAGATAAAAAAAAAAATGATGATATTTTAAAAAAGATTCTTATCGATAATGATTTCAAAACCTTAGCAAAAAAAAAAAAATCAATCTGCAATATTCAAGATAATATTTATAGTATATCTAAAAAAAATGACTTAAATTATAATCTTCTTGGAACTGGTGGATTTAATTCCGCATTCCTAATTGAAAATCATTCTAATAATTCAAGTAAAAAAGATAATTCAATTAAAAGAGTATTAAGAATTTCTCATAAACCTTTAAGTCAAAGTCTTATCGATAATGAATTACTAGGTCTTCATCTTGGGAAATATTTTTCAACTATCTGTGATAATATTAACAAAGTTTATGATTATGGAATTTATAAAAGCACAAACAAAACTTTAATTAATAAAAAACTCATATGCTCAAATGGAGTCTATGGTATATTAGAATATTGTGAAGGAGGTAGTCTAAAAGATATTATCGATCAACAACGATCAAAAAAAAAAAAATTTTTAAATATATGCGATATTGATACTTCTACAAAAAGTTTTTTTCCAATCAATGATATTATCAGAATTATGAAACAATTATTTAAAGGATTGGAATGTATACATAAACACAAATTCGGACATTTTGATATAAAACCTGATAATATATTATTTACTGATAAAACCTTAGACCATCTAAGAATCATCGACTTTGGCTTCGTAAAACAAATACCTGATAAATACATATATTTAGATGGTGGATATTTCGGTACTCCTGGATATATGCCACCAGAATTCTTGATTGGTATCAATTATGGTGACAATAAAATCAATGACAAAGCAGATGTTTGGTCATGCGCAGTTATATTATTAGAATTAATACTTGGAATAAATTTAAGCAAATGTCCTAAAATATGGGATGAAAAATTAGGAAAAGATTTTGGAATCATCATTTCCATAAATCCCGATTTAATATTTAATTATGATCCAATTAAAAATCTTATTATCAAAAAAACTACCTATACTAAAAATAATAAATCCTATAATGCAATCAATTTATTAAAAAATATGTTTTCATATAATCAGGATAATAGAAATTCTATACAAGATTGCCTAAAAGATGATTGGCTAACAAATTTTGAAATAAAAAAATATATTAAATCTTATAATAAAAAAAAAACTAGTTCTAAACAGAAATCATTAAAGAAAAAGAAATACAAGAAAACAAAAAAAAAAATTTAAAATATGTTATTGGTTTTGGATTATTTACAAATTTTTTTTATAATTATATATTAATAATTAATTATGATTAATCATAAATATATATATACATTCATAATAATAATAATTATAATATTATTCTTTTACTTTTTTTTTAATAAAAATAATCAAAATCAAATAAGAATTGATCATTTTAAAAATTATCCAAAAATTAAAATTGACTTAGTTTATACATGGTTAGATGATTCTGATCCTGAATGGATAAATACCAAAAATAATTATTCAGAAAAAATATTAAATATTCCTGGACGATCAAAATCAAACATACGATTTAAAAATAATGAAGAAATGCGTTATTCATTAAGATCCATATATAAATACGCCCCATGGATAAACAATATTTATATTATAGTATATGATGGACATATCCCAAAATGGTTAAATTTAAATCATCCTAAAATTCATTTAATATGGCATTCCAAAATTTTTCCAAATCCAAATGATCTGCCTAGTTTTAATTCACAAGCTATCGAATGTCATATAGATAATATCCCTCATTTATCGGAATATTTTTTATATTTTAATGATGATATGTTTTTAGGAAACGATCTACATATTTCTGATCTATTAGATAAAGATCTTAAACCATTTTTTTTGATAGATAAAAAGGCTAGCAAACCCGATTTTTTCTTAAATAAACCAACCACAGGACACAATTATGCTTGGCATAATGTAAATTTATTACTAAAAAACCGATTGGGAATCGAAAACAAAAAAGAAGGCGTATATACTATGCATCAAGGCAGATTATATCAAAAAAGTGTGATGAAAAAAATTAAAAAATTATTCCATCATGAATTTGTAAAAACATCCAAATCCAAATTTAGATCTAAAAACGACATTTCTCCATTAGGATTAATATCTATGGTTAGCCTATATTCCAAATATATGAACCAAAAATATTGTAATTCAACTTATTTCAAAAGTTTACGAAAAGTAAAATCTAAAAAAGAATTAAACGAAATTACAAATAAAATAAAAAAAAAAAAACCGAAATTTATATGTTTAAATAATTTTATTCCCAAAAAAAATCTAAATTTAACTTCAATTTTAAAAAAATTATATCCTGAAAAATCTCCATATGAAATATAAATTTTATTTATCAAAATAATTTAAAGAAATATCAAATCTAAATATAATGTTTAGATCTCAAAAAAAAAATCCATATATTAATACATTCTTATTTAATATTTTAGTTTTATTTATTTTCATTATTTTCCCATTTAGTTATTATAGACAATATTCTAATGTTTGTAATACTAATGAAATTCAATCAATATTATGTAATAAAAAAACAAATGAACTAAATACATTTTCCAATGGTCTAGCATATCTTCAAAATTGTAATCTTAAAACTCATGTAGAGTTCGAATTTAATTGTTATGAAAAAAAAATTGGACACCAACATCTAAGTTGCCCAATTCATAAAAATACCTATTTACAAAAACATACATATGTCTATTATATTAAAACATTTCAACAAATTATTCTTACCAATCCAACTATTTATAATATACCAATAGTTGATAAAAATTTATTAGAAATTATAAAAAAAGAATTAATCTCCATTTATAGATTTTATATTAAAGATAAATGTTGCGATCCAGATTTAGATAAACAACACAATTTGAAATTTATATATAATGGAAAAGTTAGTGTCCTAGGTTATTTTAATAATAAAACCGGATATATTACAAACAATTATAAATGTACTAATTTTAAATTTGGTTATCATACTTTAAAAAATCTTAATAAATATAAAAATAATAAAATATTTTTTATTTTTGGAACTATTGGCTTAGGATTCATGATATCCATTACAATTTTATTTTTAATACTATATTGCAAACAATTATTTATAAATTTAATAAAAATTTTAAAAAAAATTTATTTATTAATCTACAATATTTTTAATTATTGTATCCTCTCAATACAATCATTTCGTTGCGGTGATATGAAAATCTTTATACAAAAAATATTTTGTTGCTATTCAGAAACTTCTCAAAATAATAGAAATCTTGAATTAGTTATTATTTGAAAATTTTATTAATAAATTTTTTTAATTTTTTCCAAAATCTATTTTTATTTATTTCATTTTTTTTACGTTGATTATACAAAAATTCTTTGTTTAAATGAAAATTCCTACTTAAAATATCATAAGTCCTTGGTCCCCAAATTCCACCATTTCCAGAATTTTGTCTCTCAAATGCGCACAATGTACATCCATTCATATTTTTATAATTATTTCTTTTATAAACCTCTAATCTACATGAAGTCAATATAATATATGATCTTTTAAGTATTTTTATTGCTGGTATATTTTTTTCTAACTTAATTCCTTTAATCATAAATTTTATAATCTTACTTAAATGATTTTTAAAAAAACGTTTTCTTACTAAATTATTAACATGATTTAGATTTATTTGTTTATTTTTATCAATAACTGATAAATTTCTATAGTCATAATCTTTAATCTTATGTGATAAACTAATAACAAAATATTTTAATTCTTGATCGTCCAGATAGTCTAGTACATTATAAATTATAATATCAATTGGCAAATTTTTTAACATAAATATTATATTATTCATTGAAAAAAAAATCTAAATTCATTATGTTTTTAATAAAATTGAAATTGTTTTATTTAATAATTCTCCAAATTCAATTATGATTATTTCATATTGGGATAAATTACCTGAAGAAATCATTAATATAATCTACCAATTTAATCCATCACACAGAGAAAATTTTAATAAAATCAAAAAACTATTAGTTAAAAAGGCTATTTTTAAAAGATGCGATTATATAATTGATATATGGAATAATAAAAGTATCAGAATCCCTTATGCTCGACATCTTAAAAATGAAATTGATGATCCAGAGCTTTTTTTAAAAATATTATCAAATTGCAATTGTTGTGAACGACATAAAAAAAATAGACCCAATCATTTCCAACATTATTGGCTAACTAATAATCAAGATTTAAATCTTAACCAAGTAAATAATAATGATAATCATTGCTATTGTTATTGCCGTAATATGTCAAGATGGATTGTAAGAATGAATCGTGAATATCCTGATTAATTATAAAATTAAAAGAATGATTTTGTAAAATTAAATTGAAGAAATTCACTATTATTTTTGAAACATACACCTCTCCCCCCACAACAAAAATGATCTATTTCACCATATTTAGAAAAATATTTTTTTGCCATTTTACATGCATTTTCGGAGCGTTCCGATTTGCCTTCAGCAAAGTAGGAACACTCAGATAGGGCGTTTACCCTATCATCCATAAAATGAATAGTGCAAATCGGATGATTCATATTATTTTTTTTATCGGTTTGATTCATAATTTTAATAACATTTTCTTTCTGAATATTTTTGTTGTGATTAATACAACAAATAAGATCTTCATATTGAATAAACTTACATTTAACTTTTTGCTGATAATTCATAGCCAAACGAAAATTACAAAATTCGCATTTATCATTATCTAAAAAAATATTTACATGAAATAAACAATCATCATTTAAAATATCAATAATACTCATATTCCTATGTTTAATAATAATTTTATGTATCAAATTTTTAAATTTATCTCATCATAATATTAAAAATTTATATTTAATTGAATTTACAAAATATAATGGACGTCCTATTAGATTTTTAAATATTTGGAACGATTAAATATATTATTATCTCCTTAAAAAATATTTTATCTGATGGAAAATATAATATAAATTAAAAAAAAATTACAAAAAAAAAATATTAAAAATATTAAAAAATAATAACTATAAAGATATTATTACAAATATGAAATTTAAAAAAACAAATCAAACTTATTTAATTCCTTAAGTAAAATGATTACACCAAATTGTGATGATGTTAAAATTTTAACTATAAGAAAATTCGCTAATTTATCCAAAAATTCAAAACATATTAGATTAAATATAATTATTATACCAAATATTATAGTATTATTAATACAATATGATAACTCAAATAATTAAGAATTAAAAAGATTTGCTATATCTACTATCGGTAATCTAACAAGTGAATCTATTAATCATAAAGAATTTATTCAGAATCAATTTTTAGAATTATTATATAATATAGTATCAGAAGATTATAATTCAGTATTAGAAACAAAAAGATTAACACTTAAGCCATACTAAATTTTTAAATATAATAAAAATATTAATTAAAATGGAATTAAAAAATTAAAAAATATATATATCAAATTAATAAAATTATAAATAAAAATAATTATCACCTTATCTGTTGTGTAAATAATATATATATATAAATCAAAATTTATAGTAACGTCTCTTTTTAGAAATTTTATAATGCTTTAATTTACGTTTTTTTTTCGTTCCCTTTCTTCTACTGTTTTTTTTATTTTTTCTTTTAAAACCACCCACTTCTAAGCGTCTTCGTCTTGGACCATGATTATCACCTGTATGTAAACCTGAAACACTACTTTGGTCAAATTGCAATGATCCCAATCTGTGCGTTTCTTGACTTCGTTGACCTTGAGATGACATGGATCTTAGGGTTTCTTGTCTTTGTCTATGTTGAACCATATTTTGCTCTCTTAATCTATTAGCTAATTGTGCAGCTTCTGCACTAGCAATATTAGCTTGCGCAACTCTTCCTTCTATTTCACTTCTTTTATAATCCATTGCTGTTTTTGTTTGATCTTTTATTATTTGTCCTTCAGCTACAATCGAATTACAAATTTTAGCTATCATACCGCCAGAACCACCTAAACCACCACTACCTTCTGTAATTTGTTTTTGAGTATCAAAAAATTGGTTTCGTAAATTCTCATTCGTAAATCTATAATTATTGCTTTCTTTCTCTAATTCTTCATAAAAATTATCCATTAACTCCGCATGATAGTTTCTCTGTACATACAGATTTCTAATACAATATAATAACCATATAAGACTCGCTGTACCAGGTATATAACCTTCTCGATTTTGCTCTTTAAAATAATCTAAATTAACTTTATGTTCCCATGTGTTATCTATACCCACATTTAAGAAATTTACTGTATTTTTAATACAATCATAAAAAAAACCAATTATTCTAGATAAAATTGTTGCAATATAACCACAAATATCCCAGCTCCCGGTTACTCCATCCTTAGTTTCCTTCATCAACCGCGCGACTTTCCCCTTCCAAGATTCGTTCTTTCGCTCTTCTTCTAATGCCTCTTGTAAGTCTATTCGATCTTGTTTACTAGCCGCACCACAAAATGTTGTGAGAAATCCATCTTCAATTCTATCTTGAATATCCTTATATGGTTTACCTTCTCCATATTCACCTACAAACAAAGGATAAATATTATTATTAAATAAAGATCCCAGCGAAACCGATTCTAATCTATCCCCTAATATTCCTGCGGTAATAATAAAAACTAATACGGTTTTTAGAAAAAATAACAACATTCCTAAAATTACAATAATTAAAAGAATATTAAAAATAGGACTCAAATAACGATTAGTAATCTTATTCATACGATTATTAAAAAATCCTATCAAAAAATAAGAAAGTATACCACTTACTACCATTACTTGGAATTCTATTCCCATAAAGGAAGAAACCAATTCCGGAAATTTGAAAAAAACGGTACATAAACCACCAGATAAAATACCGTTAATTACATACTTTTTGTAATTCTCATTTATTTCTCTTAAATTCGTTACATTTTTTCCTTTGCCATCTTTTAAATATCTGTCTTTGGATAAGCTTTTTAACAGTTCATCATATTTACCACCTTCTTTTGACCAAATCATAGCTTTATTAGTATAAATATCTAATACTTGGGAAGAATGATTTTTTATTTCCCTATAAAATAGATTTTTTGCTTTTTCAAAAGATTCCTCTTTAATTTTTTCGAACTCCTCATCACTTAATATACCTTTTATCTTTTCCCTATTTTTTGAACTTCTCATCCCAGAAGAACGTATTAGATGAATCTTACCAATTATTTCTTGATCTCCAATCTCTAATTTTAATGGACCTATACAACAGTGAAATGAATTAGGCTGACTACAAACACCTCTCTCAATAATACTTTCAAAACCATTTCCACCACCTACTCCGCTATCATATAATGGTGCTTCTGGTGCACCTTCTGCAACTCCTAACACAGTATGTACACCTGGAGTATCAATTATTTCATCTTCATTTATATTATTTTGACTATATAGTTCATATTTATCATTTAGTTCATTTAAAATTCGTAATATTTCATTATGAACCTGAAAATCTTCATTATAATTTTTTATCGATTCCATCCTATCCTCTAAACTTTCATGGTAATAAATTGCAGTACCTTCATCTAAATTATTATTTTCAAAAACCTTATTTATTGCATCATACATTTGCTTTTTGGTTATAACTCCTTTAGGTTGAACCAATGTTTTAGCGAAAATTAATGAATATTCTGCTGTTTTACCAGGAAACATATTATCCGGAAATAATCTATCATTTATATTAATTAAAAAATAACTATTTCTAATTCTAGGGTGTTCATAAAGCGAAATTGGATCTCCAGGATTTATTTCATCTGAGTCGAAAGAAATATCCCCAATTACTGCCTTCCTAACTAATTTCCTTTGTAATGCTAAATTAAAATAAGACTCAGTTATTATTGATAATGAATCCCTTAATGCCTCCTCATCATCAACTGATAATTCATTCTTATCTTCATCATATTTTAATTTAATTCCAAAATTAAAATATTTCAACATTTGTTGCATTATACCAAATAAAATTACCTTACATTCATCATCTGTTAAATATAATAATAACTCACCTTCAGCATGTTGTGTTTTTCTTGGATCTCCTGGATTTCCTTGCAAACTTTGGCTCATCCATGTTATCTTTTTTTTACATCTTTTTTTTAAAATATTTAATTTATATTCATTTATTGTATATTTTTTTGGCATAATTAAATATTCCCATACCTTATCTAAACGACCTTGCTTTACAAAATTAATTATATTCATTAGATCACCCCCACGCTGTCTATGTTTTAATTTTCGTGTTTTACAATCTTTATTATTCCTTCTGTTTTTTACATGCGTTTTTTTTTTACCTCCCCGGTTTAGTAATTCCTCTCTTACCTTATCTATAAGATTAAAAAGCACTTTTATATTTTTTTGACTCAACGACCTATTTCTATGCTTTTTTTCCTCTTCTAAATTATTTCTATCTATTTGGATTTTTTCAAAATAATCTTCTGAATTATATGGATCTGTCTCTTTAGTAAATTCTTTATCAAATCCACTTTTGTTTTCATCATTTAATTTAAAACATGTACTCGGTGATAATCCACTCTCCTCATCTTCAAAACAGTACAATTTATTTTGTTTATCATCTTTCTCATAATATTCACCAAGAAATTTTATATATTTTTTCTGCAAAATATTTAAATATTCTAATATTCCCTTTTTTTTGTTAAAATTTCCAAATAACATTTTTTTCAATCCAGAATTAAGTTGAAATTTAGAGTCAAGTTTTACACCAGAATTAAGTTTCTCACCTGAAAGATGCATTAAAATACTATTTAACGTATAAATATCACCTCTTAAATCATTAACGGGTTCAATTAATTTTCTTTGTTGTTCATCTTTTACTTTTTTAAATACAATAGCTAGCTTAAATGAAAGTAATAACATTAGCGTACTTAAAATATATTCAGCACTATATACTGAGTTAAAATATTCTTTTAAATATTTACGACAAATCTCTTTTAATTTATCTTTTTGAAGATTATTATATTGATTTTCATAGTCTTTTTTTGTCTCCTCTCCACTTCGTTCACCTTTAATATCTATTTTAGCATTCCTAATTTCTGAAAGATTCTCTTTTAACCATATCATACGATTTAAAACATCTTTTAAACCCATACTTAAAAATCTTATTTGAAAATTTAAATCATTATCTGAAATAAAATCACCATATTCACAAATAATTTTTGTTGTATTATCCATTTCAATTACCTTTTGGTCGGATTCGTCATGATCTTTTAAAATTTCAGTACTAAGATTATATAATTTTTTAAAAAAATATTTACCGTCTTTTTTTATACTACTATTTTTAACATCTAATTGTGTATTACCTCTAATACCAGTTTTATGTAAAAATGATTTTGTCGGGGAATACTCTTCAGTAGTAGTTTGTAAAGTAGTAGTTTTTGTTGAGCCGCCTTTTTTTTTACTATATTTTTTCTTAGTTTTCATTATTATATAATAACAAAATTTTATTTCTATTATTATTAATAAATTCAATTAAAGATTTTTAAAAAACAAAAAATTTATTCGTTTACAGTTTTATATTATGGTATTTATTATTGAATCTTTTTTAAATGTTACAAAATTTATTAAGTTATTTTTTCCTAATTATATTCCAAAAAAAATTATTAATCATTAGTCAATTAATGATAATGAAAATATAATTACATAAACATCAACTTTTTCTAATAAAAATTATAAATAATACTATATCCAAAAGTATTGAAAATTAAGATTTTAATGTAAATTTGGAATATTCTAAGGAATTTACTAAATAAAATAATAAAAAAAAAATTATGAAAATTAAACTTATTATTATAAACTATTTGACATTCATGAAAAAGATTCACCATCTTATAAATTTATTTTATCTGTATCAATAATATTAAAGATGCCAATCAAGTTGACTAAACTATTGTATTTGAAACTTTAAATTTATATTTAATAAATAATCATTGGATTTTGTTTTTTTCTTTGATCATGATTTTTTTTCTTACAACGTTTACTACAAAATAAGACATTATTCCAATTTGCTTCCCATTTTTTTCTCCAAACCATATCTTTTTTACATTCCATACATATTTTTATTTTTTTTTTTACTCCTCTATCAATTATAAATCTATCTTTTTTTAACTCCATACTTTTACTTTTACTTTTATTATGATCTGATTTTTTTTTTTTTTTTTTTTATTTTTTTTATTTTTTTTTATTTTTTTTTTTTTTTTTTTTTTTTTTTTTTTTTTTTTTTTTTTTTTTTTTTTTATTATTTTTTATAATTTAAATAATATTTCAATCAATATTATTCTTTATAAAAAAGATATC